GAATAGGAAATAATAATATGTCAGAACAATTAGAAAAACAAGTAACAGATTTAAAAGTAAAAGCTTATGATTTAGGCGAAGAACTTACATCTGTACACAGTGTTTTGCGTGCAATCGCAGAGCATAGTAAATTTCAAGGCCAAAGTTTAGAAGATTTAGTGGCTCATGTAAAATCTAAGTGTGAACTAGTTCAGCAAGACTCGCCACGAGATGAAATTGGTGAATTTGTACAATAAACAGGAGAAAATAATGTCAGTATCAGCAAAACAAATATTAGAAATGGTAAAACTTGCTCCATTAACGGAAGCAAAATATAAATGGGAAAATCATAAGCATCAGATTGGTATTAACCAATTGTTTTATAGCACTGCTGCACCTGCATTACGTAAAACATTAAGTTCTTTAGATTCTTTACTTAGTACGTCGTTAGGAAAAGAAGAAAAAAAACAGATTAAGAATGCAATTTATGTTTTCAGTGGCGTTGTTGATACTCTTGAAGAATACGCATTAAAATCTGGTGATTTTGCCAAATTGACAGTAGTAGATAAGTAAGCTTATGGCTATATTAATTGGATATATGTTAAAATTATTTACTGCTGTTGTCGCATTTTTTGTAATGCGGTTGTCTTTAAGCAGGTTAGATAAACACTTAGACTTTGATTTTAAAGAATGGTTTTTTAATGCTAGTTCTGAAGAAAAAGCCAAATATTTAGGTTTACGATTTGTTGGAATATGTTTATTATTCGGTTTTATTTTATTATAATGAAATCATTAATACTACTTATATTATTGGGTATTTCATTTAGTGTAACATTACATTCAAATGAATATCCAATAAAATACGACATACATTTTAAAAAATGGTCTAAATATTATTTACCAACAAGTGACTGGAAATTATTAAAATCTCAGTGTATTGTTGAAAGTAATTTAAACCCTATTGCAATATCACCTGTTGGTGCTAGAGGGGTGTGTCAATTCATGCCAGCAACTTTTTCAGATGTTGAACGTAAATTAAAAGTAGTAGGTGATCCGTTTGATCCAAGGTTAAATATTCAGTTTGCCGGCTATTATATGATGAACATGCAAAAATTCTGGAATTCAAATAGACCTGATGTTGATAGAAAAAATCTAGCTATGGCATCATATAATGCCGGTGCTGGTAACCTACACAAAGCTCAAAAAAAATGTGTAGGTAGTATTTTATTTTCGGAAATAATGCAATGTTTACCGTGTATTACTGGGCATCATCATATCGAAACTAAAAATTATGTAAAACGCATAAGAAAAACACATTATAAACTAAAAATAGGGTATTAGTAAATGTTACCGTTAATATCAATTGCAAAATCTACAGTGCTACCAATAATAAAAACTTCAGTACTTAAATACTGGAGACTGATTGTTATTGCTATTTTATTATCAACACTTGGGTTTGTCGGATGGTATTATTCAAACCAAACAACTGATTTGAAAACTGATATAGCGTACTTAAATTCTACGTTAGCAATACACAAATCAAATGAAACTAAATTACTCAATGCACTAGCTAAAGTCAATAGTGAAATTGTTTTATTAAAAGGTTCAAATGAAGACTTAGAAAATGATATTGTGCTTTCTAGCGAAAAAATAAATGAACTGGAAGCTAATCCAAGCGTATTATATATTGATAAACCGCCTGCTGAATGTGTTGAAAAATTAAATTGGTTAAAAATTGAAACTTTAAAACTAAAGGATAGAATATAATGATTAATAAAATAATTGTTATTGTTTTTGTATTGTTAATTTCTGCATGTTCAGCAAAAAAGCAATATGTTTATGTCGATCGAGTTGTTAATGTACCGACAATTGTATTCAAATCTCCACCAAAACCAGCAAGAGTAGTTAAGCCAATATTGTATATTAATACATTGGATTTAAATTCTACTTCTGACCAATTTTTAAATAGTTGTATAATTTCACTTGAACAATCAATTAAATATTCAAATAAGCTAGAAATTGCAATTGAACCGTACAGAAAGGGTAACTAAATGGCAACGTTAGAATCACCAGAAGATCTTAAAAATTATTGCCTAAGAAAATTAGGAGCTCCAGTAATAAATATAGAACTTGATGATACACAAATATACGACAGAATAGATGATGCTGTTGATAAATTTGTATTACAACATTATAATGGAACAACTGAAGTTTATAAAGTTCACACCATTACAGCAAAAGAAGTATCAAAAGGATACATAATGCCGGCTAGAACAATGGTTTCTATTTTAAGTGTTATGGATGCTGGTGGTGAAGGTTCTGGTAGTTCGGTTGAAGAATTTGAACGTTTAGACTTTCGTATAGCACAAACTGATATGTTTAGTAGCATGGGTTCTATGGCTACTGGTGAATATGTAATGAAAATGCAACATATCAATATGTTTAAACAAATTTTTAGTCCGACTAGAAGCTTTCAATATAACCCAATTAAAAAATATTTAATGGTTTGTGATACTCTTATTGCTGGAAATAAAATTATTTTACATGGATATGAGAATTTAGATGCTGAAGTTGACGTTTTGGTATATAATGATATTTGGATGAAAAAATACACAACCGCATTAATGAAACAACAATGGGGTACAAACGTTAAAAAATATAACGGTGTACAATTACCAGGAAGTATTACGTTAAACGGCCAAGTGATTTATGATGAAGCTACTACTGAAATTGAAAAACTTGAAGAAGAATTTAGCTTAAAATATGAATTACCAGTAGATATGTTTTTTGGAGCTAGCTTTTTTTAAAATTGTTGACAAGAGCATGTTTATTTGATATAATAGATCTATAATAAAATAAACCACTGAGAAATAAAATGAAAACATTATCACAATTATAAATGAATCAGTAGATATTAAACATGATATTACACTAAAAGGTGACGATCAAGGCCTAGACTTTTAGGTTAGATGATGAGCTAGAATATTCAATAATAGAAGTATAATAAAAACGGGCTTAAAGCCCGTTTATCATTAAATTAGATAGATTCTAATTCTTTTTCAATTTGGTCAATTGATAACATACCCTTTTTGCGGTATATTCCATCTTTCTTTAAAAATTTAAAACCTAAAGCTTCAATTCTCTTAATAAAAATATTAATGCCGTTTACAACTTCATCAATAGTTTTGCCAGTTATAACTAAAGATAATTTACTTGATTGTTCAATATTAGCAACAGCACCACTATCGCCGATAAGTTTTTGAACAATTGGTTTAAATTGAGCTATTAATTTTTTAAGTGCATCAGTATGAATCATTAGGCCTTTGCCTGAATTTTGTGGTTCACCCAGCATGACATTAATACTTCTAAAGTTATATGATCTTGGATCTGCGGAAGTACTAAAAGATAATTGCACCTTTTTGTTGAAATCTGCTTCTGATTTGCCCGTGGACAACTCTATTTTTATTTCGTCTAGTAATTGTGTTATTGTTTTCATTTTAATTTCCTTTATCTTTACACAGTTGTTAACTTTTTTGTTTTTGTTTTTACCAGTACCATTTTTAGTACCAACTTTTTTGTATCCATCCCAACATTTTTCTTCTTTAGATTCATACATAATTATTTGCTCTTTATTGTCCTGTCTAGTATATTTATAAATATAGTATTAACTGAATATTTGGTATCAAAATGGCACATAAATTAAATCCATACATGAATTACACTGGTATGACTGGCGATAATTCTAACGAACAAAAACTAATACATGGTTTTGTTACTGAAACTATACAAAACAACGGAACTATTATAGAATATATTCCCAGGACATTAGTAAAAGAAGATCAATTATATGGCGAAGATGTTTTATCAGCATTTAGCTCAAAAATGTCTATTGAAGGTATGATTGAATCTTATGATTCATTTGAAGGCGATAGTGAAATAATAACAGCTTTTGATATATCAGTAAAAGACACAGTAAAAATAAGATTTAGCAGAACCCGTTTTGAAGAAGAAGCTTTAGTTTTTGGTATACCCACTAGGCCAATGGAAGGTGATTTATTATATATGCCATTAGCCAAAGCTTTATTTGAAATCAAATTCACTGAAAACGAAAATCAATTTTATCCAAATGGTACTTTACCTTCGTATTTTTTAACCGCGGAGAAATTTGATTATTCAATGGAGTCATTTACAACAGGTGATAGCGATATTGATTCACTTTCTGCATTAATCCCAGGAGATACAATGTCGGCTGATTTTGGTGATAATGTTGTACTTGAAGAAAAGGCTACTGAAATAGCATCTTTCAATAGTGCAAATCCATTCGGAGAATATTAATATGACTGTAATGAATAACACACCTCATTATTTTAAAAGTATTAGAAATATAACTGCAGTTTTTGGAAGTATATTTGATAATATTTCTGTTGTTAGAACTAACGCAGCCGATGAAGTAGCTCAGCGTTTTGTAGTTCCTTTAGTATACGCTAATAAAAATGCATGGTATAAAAGACTAAAATCAAAAGTAAATGAATTTGACAGTAATTCAGATTCAACTATTAATGTAGGCTCTGTTTTACCAGCAATGAGCTTTAATATGACTTCAATGCAATATAACGCAGCAAGAAAAATGAATACTTTGAATAATATAGCTGCACAAATCAGCATAAATAATCCATCAAGCACAAAGATAAAATCTTATGCACCTGCACCTTATGATTTTAATTTTGAACTATCAGTATATTCAAAAAACATTGATGATGGCTTACAAATAATAGAACAAATAGCTCCGTATTTTCAACCGTCAATAAATGTAAAATTAAAAGAAATGAATAACCCTGAAATATATAATGATATTCAAATATCGCTTGAAGATATTACACCAGATGATGATTATGACTGGACTGGTGGCCGCTTAGTTACTTGGACACTATCATTTAGAGTTACTGGCAATATATACCCTGCGTTTAATGATACTAAAGTAATATTAGAAAATACAGTTTCAATTTTAGATAAATTAAATAATGACGGCGTATTAAGCACGGTTGAAGTTGACGCCGAAAATTTACAAAATATTGTATAGGTAAATTATGAATTCATCAATAATTAACGACCACAAATTAGCAAAAAAAATAAAACAATCAAAAGATGTTGCTTCTCAAATTGCACCGGCACCGTCAGAAATTGTACCATTTAATCCAGAAGATGTTGAAATGCCTGAGTTGCTTCCAGTGGTTCAATACGTAAAAGAATCTGGTAGAGCAATTGAAGCCCAGGATGCTTTGGATGATTTAAAATATTCAAGAGAAACTTTACAATATCTTATTGGTAACGGACAAATTGTATTAAATAATTTAATAGAAGTTGCAATTTTATCAGCTAATCCAAGAGCATTTGAAGTAGTATCTCAATTAATTAAAACATTAGCAGATACATCAACAGAGGCTGTGAATTTGCAAGATAAAATGTTGGATATTCAAATAAAAACAAATATTGTAACCAAAGCTGGTACTCCAGGGCCTGACGGCCAAGCACCTGAGATGTTTGAAGATACAACAACACATTTACTAGAGCAGCTTGAAATGGCCAGGAAATTAGCAAATTGATATATCATGAAGATGGCACTGAAGTTCTGGGACAGAAGGCAGGGTTAAATATCCGGCCGTTTAGATCTAACAAAGCATTTGGATATTTGGGCAATCCAAAAATTAAAAGAGCTGATGTTAAAGTTAAAATGTCAAAAGACGAAATCACAGAATATATTAAATGTGCAAATAACCCAATATATTTTATTAGAAGTTATTTTAAAATAGTAAATATTGACGGCGGCCTAATACCATTTGACATGTACGATTTTCAAGAACATGTTGTTGATATGATGCACAATAACAGGTTTAGTATTTTGTTACAATGTCGCCAGTCTGGCAAAACAATCACAATGACTGCATATTTGTTATGGTATATTTTATTTAACTCATATAAAAATGTTGGTCTACTTGCTAACAAAAAATCAAATGCAACAAAGGCACTTGCACGACTAAAATTAGCATATGAAAAAATGCCGTTTTGGTTACAACAAGGTGTTATTTCATGGAATAAAGGTGATATTGAATTAGAAAATGGTTCAAAAATTACAGCATTTGCAGCTGGTTCAGATGCAGCTCGTGGTGAGTCATTTAGTGCTATGATGGCAGATGAAATTGCATTTATTGCACCAAATATATGGGATGAATACTATAAATCTTCGTACCCAACAATTTCATCAGGTAAAACTTCTAAAATAATGCTAGCATCAACTCCAAACGGCATGAACCATTTTTATACTTTAGTTCAAGGAGCTAGAAACGAAACAAATACATATAAAATACACGAAATAACGTGGGATCAAGTTCCAGGGCGAGATGAATCTTGGAAAAAAGAAACAATTGATAACACGTCAGATGAGGCTTTTGAAACTGAGCATTGTAATATATTTCTCGGTAGTTCAAATACTTTAATTCCAGGTTGGGCTTTAAGAACATTAGTACCTGAAAGAGCAATATCGTTAACCGATGATATGACTGTAATTGAAGATGCTAAACCTGAACATACCTATTTCTTGTCAGCTGATGTATCGCACGGTGTCGGCCAGGATTATTCTGCAATATCAGTTTTTGATGTAACAACATATCCATTTAGACAAGTAGCAACATATAGAAATAATACGATTTCGCCGTTAGTATATCCAAACGTTATTGAAGAAATTGGCAGAAGATATAATACAGCTTATATATTAGTTGAAGCAAACGACATTGGTGTTGTTGTTATTCAGGCATTAAACTGGGAATACGAATATCCAAATTTATTGTCAACAAAAACCGAATCCAGTACTAAATCAAAGTTGGGTATCAGGGTTAATAAAAGAACAAAACGAATTGGTTGCAGTAGACTTAAAGATATGATAACATCTACGAAGCTCCAGGTGACCACAGATGCAACAATTAATGAATTGATGGGATTTCAGCAGAAAGGAGAATCGTACGAAGCAGCACATGGTACAGATGATCTAGTAATGACATGTGTTAATTTTGCATATTATGTTTCAACTGATATGTTCGCAATGTTAATAAATCCTAATAAATTTAAAGCTGAATACGCAAAAGAATTTGGAAAAAGAGCACTTGAAATGTTAACTCCAGCACCAAAGTCTATTAATCACATTAGTAAAAATGAAAAACAATTAGCTGATAACGGGTTTATTGATGGCTCTTGCGATCGGGGATTTATGGCATAGTTTATGTATAAATATAAAGCTATGTGATATAAATATATGTTTTAAATCATAAACATAATTTTTAATAATATTTTAAACAATGTGAAATGTATAAATATATATATTAAATAAAAGGATAAAAAATGTTAAGTTATAATGAGTACAATGAATCTAAGTCAGTGATTAACGAATTGTCAATTGGCGATTTAGTTAAGTTACCAAAAAATAAATTCGGTAGAGTTAACGGTTGGAATTTAGTTAAATCTACTGTTAAAATATCGCCCCTGAGTGGAGGTCCGACAGGTAAAGTAGCAGAGGTCATAGTTAATGTTTATGCTGATGGGTCAATTGATGATAGTTTATCTAAAAAGCAGAATTTTAAAAGTTCTGAAGTAACTAAAATATCAAATAATGAATTATTAAAATTAAATTCATTATCAAAAGCAAAATCTGTAGTTTCTTCGGTTAATGATTTTGTTAAAGGCAATTTAGTATATGTTCAGCCGCATTATGGTGGTAAAGGTACTTGGGATAAATCTAAAGAATTTAAACCATATGTTGTTGAAATATATTCTACTTTATTTAGTATGACACAAGACCAATATAAAAAATTATCAGCTGAATTGTTAAAAATTAAAAATACAGCTATGGATAAAAACGGAAATATGTTAGTAAAAATACCAAGATCTTATAATTTTACAACGCCAGAATCATTAGTAAAAGATAAAGAATTATGGAAAAAACTCGGATCTAGTTTAGTACCTAATACTTTTGGTAGTAGAATTTTTGGTAAACAATAGTTTATAAATATATTATAATACAGTTTAAGTAATCAAACAAAGAGGAAATAAAATGGCATTCAGTCTTAGCCCTGGTGTATCTTTCACAGAAAAAGATTTAACACAATTCATTGCTGGTACATCAACTTCAACTGGCGGTTTAGTCGGTGATTTTAGTTGGGGTCCTATCTCTGAAGTAGTTAATATTTCTAGCGAAGAATTGTTAATTGAAAAATTTAGCACACCTAACGATAAAAATTACAAAGATTGGTTCACAGCAGCCAACTTTTTAGCTTATTCAACAGGTTTAAAACTTGTTCGTGCAAGTGATGCATCAGATTCTAGTCGTAATGCTAGAATGTATGGTTCATTATCTAGTGAACCTGGAGTATCACCTGTACTAATAAAAAATCTACAAGAATTTGAAGATTCTGCTAAAGCAACAGAAGTTGCTACTGGCAATTTTGGTGTACCATTTGTTGCTCGTTACGGCGGTGTTTTAGGTAATACTATTTCAGTTGCGTATGCTGGACCATCTGAATTTTCAACGTTTGGGTATAAAAGTAAATTTGCAGTTAAACCTAAAAACTTTGAATTGTGTGTTGTTGTTCTTGTTGGTGGTGAAATAGCAGAAACTTTTACAGTTTCAACAAAACCAGGATATAAAGACGGTTACGGCCTTAACAACTATATTGATGATGTTATTAACGCACAATCGCAATATCTTTATAGTTTTGCTCACAATTTACAAAAACCATTATTTGCTAAAGCTTCTGCTGGCGGCGTTTCTGGTGTTTTAAGTGATGCTTTAACCACCGACGGTACTACCGGTGCTGTTTCTGTTGTTGGTAATACCGCGACGTTTACACTTAATACCGGCGTTGCTGCTTTAGCAGGCGATATGGTTGGTACTAAATTAAAAGTTATTTCTGGTGTTAACGCTGGTAAAGTTTTTAATATAATGTCAAGTACGTTGTCTGGTAATACTTATTCAATTGTATTAGATCAATTTGCAACTGCTCAAGATTTAGATGTTTTATCTGAAAGTGTTGTAGAAGAAAATAGATTTGTTGCAACTGGTGGAGATGCAACTCGTATCGGTGGTGTTGAATCATTTTCTGGTGGTATTGATGTTGGTGTTATTGTTCCAGCTGACGTAATTTCTGGTTGGTCTTTGATGGACACTGCTGAAGAAGTTGATGTTTCTTTATTAATGGAAGGTGCTGGCGATGCTGGTAAATTAATTGCAAATCACTTAATTCAAAACGTCGCAGAAGAACGTAAAGATTGTGTTGCATTTATTTCACCTACATTAAGTGATTTGCTAAACAGTGCAACACCTGTTACAAATTTAATAGAGTCACGTAACAAAATGCCTTCAAGTAGCTATGCATTTATGGACGGTAATTATAAATATCAATACGATAGATATAACGACACTTATCGCTGGGTACCGTTTAATGGTGATATTGCAGGTTTAGCTGCAAGAACTGATCAATCGAATGATGCTTGGTGGAGTTTTGCTGGATATAATCGTGGAATTATAAAGAACGTTACTAAAGTTGCTTTTACTAATAGCAAAAAGTCGCAACGTGATGATTTGTATCAGTCTCAAATCAATCCGATTGTACAAGAAGCTGGTTCAGGTACTTTATTACTTGGCGATAAGACAATGCAAACATTAGATTCTGCATTTTCATTTATAAATGTTAGACGATTGTTTATTACATTAGAAAAAGCAATTGCTAATGCTGCTAAGTATAACTTGTTTGAATTTAATGATGAATTTACTAGAGCTCGTTTTGTTCAAATGGTAACACCATTTTTGCGTGATGTTCAAGGTCGCAGAGGTATTACTGAGTTTGAAGTAATTGCTGATACCACAGTAAACACACCACAAGTTATTAATTCAGCTGAATTTAGATCTACAATTAAAATTCGTCCAAATCGCTCTATTAATTTTATTAATTTGACATTTACTGCTGTTGCAGAAGGTGTATCTTTCGACGAAGTTGTTGCATAAGGAAAAAAAATGAACATTACAGATTTTAAAAGCTCGTTCAATAACTTAGCTCGAGCAACGTTATACAAAGTAGATCTTTCAGGCCAAGGTATTGACGGCCGGAATTTTCAATTTAGAGCAAAAGCTACTCAGCTGCCTGGAGGAACTATTGGAACAATTGAAGTTCCATATATGGGCCGCAAGATAAAAATCGCTGGCGACCGTACATATGAACCATGGACTGTTACTATTTTAGGTGATGAATCTTTTGATATTCATACAGCTTTATATGAATGGCAAAAAGCTATAAACGATCCGGTTTTAAACACTGGTGCTTCAAATAACGAAACATTAAAAGAAGATATCACAATTACAATGGTAAATCGTGATGGTTCTGATGGTATTTCTTATAAATTGGTAGGAGTTTGGCCATCAACTGTTGCACCAATTGAACTCGGCTGGGAAAATAACGATGCTGTTGTTGAATTTGAAGTAACATTTGAAGTTGATTATATAGAAAAAGTATAATGTAATAAAATATATCGGCTTCGGCCGATATTTCTTTGCTGATAAATATATAAATAAGAAATAATAGAGAACAAATTTATGGAATTTTTTGGTTACAATATATCAAAAACTAAAGCTCAGCAAAAATCAACAGTAGTCGACCAAATAAAAGGCGAAACTACCAACGGTGGTTCTGCAATTGCGGGTGGTAGTTTTTATGGTGTTTCATTTGACAGTACTTATTCTGACCAAACTCAGTTAATTAATATCTATAGAGAAATGTCTAAAGATGGTTATATTTCAGATGCAATTGATGAAATAACAAATGAATCTATTGTTACAAATGATGAATTTGAAACAGTAAATATAATATTGGATAAAACAGAATATTCAGATAAAATTAAAAAATTAATAACAAAAGAATTTGAAGAAGTTAAACGACTATTAAATTTTAATAGCGATGGGTCAGATATATTTAGAAAATGGTATACTGACGGTATATTATACGCTTTTAAAAAAATACAACCAAAAAAAATTAACAGTATTAATAGTGTTGATAACAAAGCATCAGTTTTTGATAAAAATGGTATAACATCAATTGAAATATTAGATCCTAGATATGTTAAATATGTCGAGGAAAAAAACCAAAACCCAGAAATTTCCGAGCTTGAAAAATACTTTTTATATTCTCCGCAATCGTATGATCAAAGTTCTACAACCGCTATTAAATTAAGTGTTGATACTGTTACAATGGTGCCAAGCGGATTGGTTGATGAAAAGGGAGCGGTAATATCAAATTTACATACTGCCATAAAACCGTACAACCAATTAACTTCACTTGAAGACGCTGTTGTTGTTTATAGAATAGTTAGAGCACCAGAACGTAGAATGTTTTTTATTGATGTTGGTGAATTACCTAAAACACAAGCCGAAGAATATATGAAATCTGTTATTGCAAAAAATAATAACAATGTTGTATATGATGCTGAATCTGGTAAAATGAAAGAAAATACTAATATGCGGTCAATGTTAGAAGATATATATTTACCCAGACGGGACGGAAACAGATCTACAGATGTTCAAACATTACCAGCTGGTCAAAACTTAGGCGAAATCACAGATGTTGATTATTTTAAGGGCAGATTGTATTCTTCACTAAAAATTCCAAAAGGTCGTTTGGATAGTGATAATACTTATAACGTTGGCACAAATAATGAAATAACCAGAGAAGAAATTAAATTTCATAAATTGGTTGATAGACTAAGAAACAGATTTTCTAAATTGTTTTTTAATATATTAAAAACCCAACTATTATCAAAAAAAATTATAACATTATCTGAGTGGAACCAAAACCGAAATTTATTGAACTTTAAATTTGTTGAAGATTCACATTTTACTGAAATGAAAGAATCTGAATTGCTTGCTTCTAGGTTAAACAATTTACAATCGGCAAATGAATATCTTGGTACTTATTTTTCAAAAACTCAAATAAACAAAACGATATTACGACGTTCAGATGAGCAAATAAAAGAAACTGAAGATCAAATTAAATCAGAAGGTTCAGAGCCACCAAAGGAAGAAGATTAATGTTAAATAAAGCAGAAATAATAGAAAAATTACAAAAGAAAGCAGTACACCGAGTTGTTACTAAAAGAGAAGAACTGGCCCAGAAAAACATATCTGAAAGTGTAGATTCTATAAAAAAAGAAATAGCTTCTATGTTTTTAAACTCTGATGGTGATGATGATGCTGAAAAATCAGTTATTAAAAAAATATTAAGTAAACATAAAAAC